ATGAGTCTCGTCACCGACATCGCGGACGCCGTCGCAGCGGAGATCAACGCCGCCCCCGGAAGTCCCGCCACGTTCAGCCAGACGTTTACGGCACAGCGGAAGGTTGTGCCGGCCTACGAACTGGCCGAACTGACCGACCTGAAGGTAACGGTCGTGCCCAAGGCCGTGGAGATCAGCGGATCGACCCGCAGCGCCAGCCAGTACGACATCACCGTCGACATCGGGATTCAGAAGAAACTGCCCGCGACGCCTGAGATGGACGCTGAGGTCGAAACACTGGGAACGCTGGTGGACCAGATCGCGGAATACCTGCGTCACCGCCCACTCAGTGCCGCACCGTTTGCCTCGTGGGTGAACATCGTCAACGACCCGGTCTACGCCCCCGAGCACCTGTTGGAGAAGCGCGTATTCACCAGCGTGCTGACCCTGACCTATCGAGCCATGAAATGAGGCACAAATGAATAACGTCATCATGCGAAAACTCGTCCTGACCGCCGACTACCAGCCGCTGGCTGCAGAGCGCGTGGTCGGGTCGTTCACCATCAGCGCCCCGCCCAACAACGAAGACGATGCGATCTTCCAGGGTGACGAGGGTGCCGACGTGCCGTGGGTGCCAGGCGAGTGGCACGAGTTCAACCGCGTCAACCTCGCTGAGGTGAAGGTCAAGGGCACGCCCGGCGACATCGTCACCGTGGTCGGAGGGACGTGGTGATGCCCTACATCCAGGAACCCATCCCGGTCGTCAGCGAACCGCCCATGCGGGAGTGGTACATGCTGCAACTGCCGTGGTCGGGCGAGGTCACGGAGATCAGGCGACTCAACATGCCCGACCTGCAGGAACTGTACTGCGACGGCAATCCGCTGACGGACCTGCCGTGGGATGAATTGCAGAACCTGTACTACCTCAGCGTCTACGACTGCGCGTTTGTCACGTTGGAGCTCTGGCACCTGCAGAACCTGTATTCGTGCTACGCCGGCGACAACTACGACCTCGAAACCGTCGACGCCCACGACATGCCCGACCTCGGCGACATCGACCTGTACTACTGCCAGTCGCTGACGACACTGGACATCTCCGGCTGCACGAACCTCAGCTACATCTACGCCTACGGCTGCGCGTTCGACCAAGCGATGGTCGATCAACTGCTCGCCGACCTCGTCGCCAACGGCACGACCAACGGCTACCTGCGCATCAACAGCGGCAGTAGTGCGCCGCCATCCGATCCGGACGGGCTGGCGCTGAAGGCCATCCTGATCGACCGTGGCTGGAGCATCTACCACAACTGACCCCCCGGAATTCCCGGACCCCGGAGCCGACCCTATGAAGGAAATCCAACCCACCACCGTGCAAGTGAAACTCTCCGACGGACACGAGGACGAGTTCGTCCTGGTCCACGACGGCGAGCAGATCATCGAAATGGTCGAGCCCAACAGCGGCAAGTTCGGCACGCCCCCGGGCCACACGATGCTGGCCGGGACGAAGAAAGAACTCGAAGCCGAGATTGTCCGGCTAAACCTGAAACCCAAGCGCCCGCGTCGGCCCATCGAGCGGACGCCGCCGAGTGCGAGGCCGAGGAACGAATGATCCGCTTCGAGATCACCAAGCTGTTCTTCGACAAGAAGGCCGTGCGCGACAAGGTCGACGTCGGCACGCTACGGGTGCTCTCGAAGTTTGGTGCGTTCGTTCGCAGGACCGCTCGCAGCAGCATCCGCAAGCGGAAGAAGACTTCGCAACCCGGATCGCCGCCGAGCAGCCATATCGGCCTGCTGAAGAAGTTCATCTTCTTCGGCTACGACCCCCGGAAGGATTCGGTGGTCATTGGCCCGGTGAGGCTCACGCAGAACGGACGAGGCGAAGCGCCGAGTCTGCTGGAGTACGGCGGCACGACGAAGGTCACGCACCGAGGCAAACGTAAACGAGCGAAGGTCCGGCCAAGACCATTCATGGGGCCGGCCTTCGAGAAGGAACAACCCAAGCTGCCCGCCATGTGGAAGGGCAGCGTTCGATAAGGAGATCGAAGCGATGGCCGAAGAATTCATCCTTGGCATGAACGCCAAAATCTACCAGGGGCCGACGGGCACTGACTTGGCCAGCCTGACCGAGATGAGCAACGTCAAGGACGTGACGCTCAACCTCGAAGCAGGTGAAGCCGACGTGACCACCCGCGCCAATCAGGGCTGGCGTGCGACCGCGCCGACGCTGCGGGAATGCACCGCCGAGTTCGAGATGCTCTGGAAGCCGGGCGACGCCGGGTTCGACGCGATCAAGACCGCGTTCCTCACCTCGGCCACCGTTGCCCTGGCTGTCCTCACCGGCGACAAGGCCGCATCGGGCACCGAAGGTCCGCGTGGCGATTTCAGCATCACCAACTTCAGTCGCAACGAGCCGCTCGAGGAAGGTGTCACCGTGTCGGTGACCGCCAAGCTCGCCGTGTTCGCCGAATGGGTGGAGGTGGCCTGATGAAGACATTCACTGATGCAGCCGGTCGGACCTGGACGCTGACGCTCAACCTCGGCACCGCGATGGCCGTCAAGGCGAAGCTCGATATCGACCTGCTTCAGCCCGAAGCGGGTGATCCGCCGCTACTGACGCGACTGGGCACCGACGAGATGCTCCTCGGCGAAGTGCTCTGCGCCATGCTCGAAGGCCAGTTCGTCACGCACAAGGTCACCGAGGAAGACGTTCGGAACGGCTTCGATGGCCAGACGCTGCTGGCCGCGCAAAAGGCGTTCTACGAGGAACTGATCGATTTTTTCCGGTCGCGCGGCCGCAACGACAGGGCCAAAGCGGTCGCCAAGCAGATGGCCATGATCGACGCGGCGGTGACCGCCATCGAGACCCGCATCGACGGGATCGACCCCCGGAAGATGGTGGACGAGGCGATGAAGACTTCCGGGGGTGGTGCGATGTCTTCCGAATCGCCGGAACACTCGGCCTCGCCGACTTCCGAAACCTGACGCTTCGGCAACTGCTGTGGATGGCCGAGGGGCTCGGTCGCGAGCGGTGGGCGCACACGTCGATCATCTGCTCGCTGATCGCCAACGCCAACCGCGATCCGAAGAAGCACCGTGCCTTCAAGCCGTCCGATTTCGACCCGTACCAACGCACCAGTCGGCGATCACGAATGGTCGCCACCAAGCAGGACCTGAACCTACTTAGAGAGGCCCTTGAGGGCCAGAAAGGCAACTGACATGGACGTCTCCGCAATCCTCGAATCGCTCGGCAACATCCTCAACTCGGGCTTCGGCTTCGCCGTCACCTGGCTGGCCATGGTCGCCGCGTTCCTCTGGCTGGCCAGCAAGTTCAACCCGTTCCAGGAGAAGTGGAAGGAATGGGAAGGCTCGATCATCACCGGCATCAAGCTGGCCGAGAAGGAAATCCCCGACGACACGCCCAACGCTGGTCTTGCCAAGCTCGATGCGGCGCTGCGGTTCGTGCTCAAGGCCTACGCCGACGCCAACAACGGCAAGCAGCCCTCGGATGCGCTGGTCGAGCAGATCAAGCAGGGCATCCAGATCAAGCACGCCGACCTCGACCGCTACGGCGGCCTGACCAAGTGATTGTCGGCATCGCAACACCCTACCTCCACGGAAGGAGACTCCCAGTGAAGACCACCCGTTCGCTTCTGTTCCTCGCCGTCGTTCTGACGCTGACGGCCGCCGCAGGCTGCGCCGCCACGCCCCAGGACCGATGGTTCCAGCAGCGTGAAACGCTCAACACCGCCAACCGCATCTACCTGGCCCACATGCCGCAGATGACCGACGAGCAGATCGTCCACTACGGCGAACTGCTGCAGACGGCCCGGGCGCAACTCGACCAGGCCAGAACGCAACTGCCCAATGGCGGATCGAGCTTCGATACAGCACTCGACATGGTCGAGGCAATTCTCGCCCGCGTGATCGCGCTCGAAGCCGATCCCGCCCCCGGCAATGTCGCACCTGCACCCGACACCCCGAACACGGAGGACACCCCCGATGACACCCGTTGAAATCCTCGCCCTCATTCAGTCCGCCCGGTCGCTGCTCGACCTCGGCATCTCGCAGTACCGTCTGGCCGAACAGGAAGGCCGGCTCACCGACGAGCAGCGTGCGGCCATCCTCGAAGCGGCCGACCTGACCGACGACCGTGTCGATGCCGTGGTCGCTGCCGCCCGTCAGCGACTCGGTCTGCCCGTCAACTGAGGAAGTAACCCGTGGCGTCCACCCAAGGCATCCGCGCAGGCCGTGCATTTATCGAGCTGTTCGCTGACGACAGCAAGCTCGTGCGCGGCCTGCGCCGGGCCGAGCGAAAGCTGCGCGCCTTCGGTGATTCTGTCCGCAACCTGGGCCTGAAGATGGCGGCGCTCGGGTCGGCCATGCTCGCACCGCTGGCTGCGTCGGCGAAGCTGTTCAGCGGCTACGGCGATCAGGTGGCGAAGATGGCCAAGCGCACCGGCCTGTCGGTGGAGACGCTCAGCGAACTGCGCTTCGTCGCGTCGCAGACCGGCACCGAGTTCGAGACGCTTGAAAACGCCTTCCGCAAGATGCAGCGGTCGATCTACGACGCCGGTCGTGGTCTGTCTACGCAGGTCGATGCGCTCAACGACCTCGGCCTGACGTTCCAGGACCTCGACGGTCTGTCGCCCGAAGACCAGTTCAAATTGCTAGCGGATCGCATCGCGCAGGTCGAAGACCCGACGAAGAAAGCCGCGTTGGCGATGTCGTTGTTTGGGCGCACCGGTACGAATCTGCTGCCGATGTTCGCCAGCGGTGCGAAGGGCATCGAGATTCTGCAGGCCGAGGCCCGACGGCTGGGCCTGACCATGTCCAGCGAAGACGCCAAAGCCGCCGAGGACTTTACCGACGCACTCGACCGGCTGTGGAAGGTGATCAAGATGGGCGTGTTCCACGTCGGCGCTGCATTGGCCCCGGTGCTGCAGAAGGTGGCTGACACCATCACGACGCTGGCTGTGCAGATCTCCGCGTGGGTGCAGCGCAACCAGCAATTGATCGTCACCGTGCTGAAGGTGGTCGTCGGCATCATCGCCGTGGGTGCCGCCATCGCGGTGCTGGGCACGGTCATCTCCGGCTTCGCCACGATCCTCGGTGGGTTGATCACGGTGGTCACGACTGTGATTGCCGTGCTGAAAGTCCTCGGTGCGGTGATCGCGTTCCTCGTCTCGCCGATCGGCCTGGTCATCGCGGCCGTCGCGGCGATGGCCGGGTATCTGATCTACGCCACCGGTGCGGGCGGCAAGGCGCTGGCCTGGCTGGGTAACCGGTTCAACGTCCTGAAAGAGGATGCGCTGACCGCCTACCAGGGCATCGCCGACGCGCTCGCGGCCGGCGACATCGGCCTGGCGGTCAAGATTCTGTGGCTGACGATCAAGATGGAGTGGACGCGCGGCGTGAACTTCCTCGAAAAGGCGTGGCTTAACTTCCGCAACTTCTTCATCAAGATCGGCTACGACGCCTGGCACGGTCTGTTGGCTGTCGCGGAGATCGTCTGGCATGCGTTGGAGGTCGGGTGGATCGAAACCACCGCGTTCTTCGTCAAGGCGTGGCAGAACTTCGTCGGCTTCTTCGCCCGCACGGGGGAGCGGATCAAGGCCGGGGCGAAGAAGGCCTGGAACTGGATCAAGTCGCTGTTCGATGACTCGGTCGACCTGGAAGGCGAAAACAAGCTGGTCGAGCAGCAGAAGCAGGCTGCGGTCAATCGCATCGACGACGAGCAGAAGCGCCGGGTCGCCCAGCGCGAAGCGCAGCGGGAGGCCGAGCGCCGACGTGCTGCCGCCGTGCATGAAGCAACTCTCGCGGAGATCGGCCGCGAAAACATGGACAAGCATCGCGAGCTCGACGCGGAATACGCCAGTCGCATGGCCGACAACGAGGCCGACCTGGCCAAGGCCCGACAGGAGTGGCGCGAAGCCGTCGATGCCGCGAAGAAGAAGCGCCAAGCGAAAGAAGCGGACGAAGGCCCCGGCGGTCTGGAAGGTCCGGACGACATCATCAACAAGGCCCGCGATGCGCTGGCCGGCCTCGGCGACATCGGCGATCTGGTTCAGGCCGAGGCGGCGAAGATCGGCGTCAAGGGCACCTTCAACGCCGCCGCCGTGCGCGGGTTGGCTGCGGGTGACGCCGCCGACCGCACCGCCAAGGCCACCGAAGAAACCGCCAAGCACACGAAGAAGCTCGTCCAGGCCGCCACCACCGGCGGTCTGACGTTCGCATAACCCCCGTCAGGAAGGAGCCCGGAAGACAACTTCCGGGGGCGGATGCCCATCACCTGCACCGAAAACATCGACTCGCGGCAGTACACCGAAGATCAGTCGGCCGAGTTGGTCTACTCGATTCGTGGTACGGCTGACGAAGACGCGGCGCTGTCGTCGCTGAAGGCCACGGCCCCGGACACGTTCCACGGTCTGGTTCGCCAGCCGCCGACGGTGGAACCTGTCCACATCGACACGGTCAATCCTGACCGATGCATCTGGACGGGCACGGCCCAGTACGCCCCGCGCCAATATGAACAGCCGCCGGAGACCGGCGACTCATCGTTCAGCTTCGACACCGGCGGCGGCACGCAGCACATCACGCAGTCGTTGGCAACCGTTGGGAGTCATGCCGCATCGGGCATAGCCCCCAACTTCCGGGGGGCGATCGGTGTCACGCACGACAACGTCGAAGGCGTGGACATCACGATCCCCGTCTACAGCTTCTCCGAGACGCACTACCTGCCTGCATCCCAAGTGACCAACACCTACAAGGGCACGCTGTTCGCCCTGACCGGCAAGGTGAACAGCGCCGCATTCCGTGGGCTGGCCGCTGGCGAGTGCCTGTTCCTCGGCGCATCAGGTTCGCGGCGCGGCACCGAGGAAGAAGACGACTGGGAGATCACGTTCCGCTTCGCCGGCAGCGCCAACCGCACCGGAATCAGCGTCGGGCCGATCACCGGGATTGCGAAGAAAGGATGGGAGTATCTGTGGGTGCGATACGCCGACGTGGAGGACACGGCCAGTAACACGTTGGTCAAGCAGCCCGTCGCGGCTTACGTCGAGAAGGTCTACGAAGAGGCGAGCTTCGCCGGATTGGGGATCGGTTGATGGCCCCCGGAACTGGCGACAGCATGAAAAAGGTTCAGACCGGTGACCCGCTGGTCGTTCCCGCGCAGGCGTATAACGCCTTCATCGATGCGGCGAAGGACTATCACCAGCGCACGGCGAACCTCGGCCAGCAGGCCACGCCCGGTTATCGCTCTGCGGGCATCGTGCTGGTCAAGAACGAATCCGGCGAGGATCGCGCCCGCTTCGACGTGCTGGGCCTGGGCCATCCGATCTTCCTGCCCGACGCGGGTGCTGTCGCCGAGCAGTCGTTCAAGAATACGGTGGCGTTCCGAGGTGACATGCCCGACGAGACGCTGCACCAGGGCAAGTTCGTGATCCTGCTCGAGCCGCTTGCCGCCGGCGCGATCGGTCGGGCGTACTTGGCCGGTGTAACCGTCGCGCGGCTGCGTCTCGAAGACGTGGCCCAGCAGGTGACCCACGCCGAGATCATCGATGCCGACGCCACGGCGCTGCAACCCGCTGTCGGCGGATCGGCCACGGTGCTGTGGCACCAGGAGCAAACTGGAGATGTCTGGGCCGTCGTGCGGCTCGGCAATGCAGCACCCGCCGGTGTGTGGGTGCAGATCACCAGCACCGCCCCCGGAAATGGCGGGCAGTACGCGAGCTGGCAGGAAGTCGAACTAACCGACGATGGCAGCGGCGGCCTGGCGTGGTCGGCGGTCGCCGATGGCCTGAATGGCACCGACGACGGCGCGCTCTACGAGGTCAACGGCATCGAGAACATCCTGACCGACACCGTCGTGCAGGCGTTCGCCAATCCGGCCTACGACCCGCAGGCCCCCACATTGCCCGCGTGGCTATTTCAATACGAGCAGCCAGAGATCATCGGCTTCGGCATACCGGCCGACGGCGAAGGTGACGTGCCGCATGATGCGGACATCGACCTGATCGCCACCGATGTCGGCGGCAACCCCATCCTCGATGACGAAGGCCAGCAGCAGACGATCAAGGTCTGGCGCAACGCGCTGAAGCGTTCGCTCTACACCGACTTCCAGTCCGGCGACGTGTTCGTCTACGTCAAGTTCCCCGCGCCAGAAGGCGGCGTCGAGGGCTGCATCTTCAGTCGCACCGAGGCGTTCAAGAACTACCGCGAGTGGCTGCCCGACGATGGATACTCGCTATACCCGAACCAAGAGCCGCCCGCCACCACCGACATCACCGGCGACCCCGGCAACGAGGATCACGTCCACGTCATCGGCAAGATGTATATGGCGACCGATGTGGACGGCAAGGGCTGGGCACCGTGGTTCGTGATCGATCCCGAGGCGTTCGGCTCGTTCAAGGTCAAGACCGATGCCACCGACGACACCCCCGGCTACCTCGATGATGAACTTCAGGTCGGCGAGAACCCCGGCCAGCCGCACACGTGGATTCGCAAGCGCGTCAACGATGAACCGGCCGGTCCCGACGCCAACGATCACAAGCTGCGGCTCTACCACGGCGACTGGGACGCGGCGAACACCAACAAGACCGGCAACCTGATGTCGCTCGGCGCGCCCGGTGCGAACGTGCAGGTGGTCGATGGCGCTGTCGCTCCCGGCCCCGGCACCGCGTGGTTCACCTTCACCGAGTACGAGGATGAGTACGACGACAAGAAGCACAGCAAGGTCAAGGCGAAAGCCGGCGCGAAGAAGCTGGTCATCGACGGCATCGGTAAGGTGTTCACCGACGCCAACGACACCACCCCCGGGTTCCTCGACGATGAGGTGACCGTCACGCCCGCAGCCGGTGGCCACGAGTGGTTGAAGAAGACGGTCCAGCCCGGTGGCGCAGTCGATAACAAGCTGCTGCTCGAGCACAACGACTGGGATGAGCAGAACGTCGAGAAGTCCGACCCCGTTCCCGGCAACCTCGTCGGCGGCAACGGCGTCGAGGTGGTGGACGAACAGCCCGAGCGCGAGCCGTATGTCGAATACCAGGAGTTCCGCGACCACTATGATGCGAGGAAGCACAGCCTGCTTTCGCCGCAAGTCGAGAGCGAACAGCCGGTCAAGAAGTTCATCAAGCTGCCCGGCAAGGTCTTCACCGATGGCGACGACACGACGCCCGGATTCCTGAACGACGAGATCATCGTCGATCCGCCGTCGGGCGATCCCTCGTGGCTGGAGAAGTCGGTCGAACCCGGCGGTGCGGCCGACAACAAGCTGCTCATCGAGCACAAGGACTGGGACAGCGCCCGCGTTGAAGACACCGTCCACTCGTTGATGTCGTGGGAAGACAATGGCGGCGGTCTGTACCTCGACATCTCGCAGCCGTCTGAGGGTTGGGCGTGGATCAACATCGAGGTCTGGCGGCATACCCGCGACCGCAAGGGGCACTGCGATCTGATCAGCAGGCAACCCGACCCGGTGCCGCTCGATCCGATCTACCTGAAATGGGTGGCCGTGCCGATGGGCACCAACGTGGGCGACATGCTCTATTGGGACGGTGACAAGTGGGTCACGCTGGATGCCCCCAGCGGTGGCGACTTCGTCCTGATGAGCAGCGGCGGCGCTCCCTACTGGCAGCAGGTCCAGGAGTTCGAGTGCCCCGGCACATCCGGGGGCGGGGGTAGCTGATGCCTGGCTCGTTCTACTGGAACAAGACCGACGGCTGGTTCCCGGTGCAATCGGGCTCACCGGTGCTGGTCGACCAGGATGCATTTGAGGAATGCTGCTGTGTGACGTTCTCGCAGACCTGGTCCTTTACGGACTCCGGCTTCATCGACGGCGGTCAGGACGGTGCATATCGCGCCTACGACGATCCCGCAGACGTGCCGGCCAGCCCCTGGTCGATCCTCAACGACGGCCTCGGCCTTCGCCTCGACTGGGAGGACGATGAGAACTGCCAGAACCACAACCCGTACACCCAGTACGCCACCGCGACCGCCGTCATTGTCGTGCCCCGCGCCGTCATCATGACGATCACCTGGTCGGGCGAAGGCGAGACGCAGGACCCGGATTTCGAGCTGATGAGCCTGTACGTCAACGGCAACCTCGTCGGCTCGGCCCACGCGCCCGGTGGCGGGCAGGGCTGCGCCGCGATGGGGCCGGTCGTCTCCGACCCCGCACCCCCGCAGCAGGTCACTCTGCAGCCGGGCACGCACACGTTGTTCATCGACGCGACGACCAACGATCCGCTCTACCACTTTGGCGCGTGGTATCGATTCGACCTGACCTTCCAGGAGGCCCCGTGATGCCTGACTTACCCGAATCGCTCCAGCCCACGCTGAAGAAGAAATGCCCTGACTGTCCGCCGCTGGTCGTGCCCCGGCGCGGCTACACGCCTACGCGGCCGAGTTGCATCGAGTGCGTCGAAAAGCACCTCGGCGCTGCGCTCGTCCTTCTCACCGAAACCCGCGAAGGCTACACCTACCGCCTCCGTGCCATCGGGCATCTCTTCGAAGCCGAGGACGAGTCGCAGGAGTGGCCCGACCTCCACGCCACCATCCGCGAAGCCCGCAAGGCCTACCAGGCCGACGGCACGCTCCCGGACTGGGAGGCCCTCGGCAAGGCCTCCGACGCCGTTCGCACGTCCACCGGCTGACCACCCGTCGTCAGTCCACTCCCGGAAAGTCCGCCCAGGTGCGACCGTACCTGTCACACCCCCATGCCATAATCGCTGGGGCGGTGTGGATTTGCTGCGCCAACGGAGCCACGGAGAATGATTGACAGACGGTGCGAACAACTGTCAAATGGGCGGGTCGCCTTCGGGGGGCAGGCAGTCGAACCCCGACGAAGAGGAACCGCCATGGCCAAGGCCAAATCGCCGCCAGACACGGTGATGACAATCGAAGAGCTGGCTCAGTATCTGAAGATCTCCCGGTCCACGCTCTACAAGCTGGCCCAGGAGGGCAAGCTGCCGTCCCAGAAGGTTGGGCGGCACTGGCGCTTCCACCGGGACGCCGTGGATCGTTGGTTGATGTCGATGCCCCAAACGGATCAGAAAGGCCCTGACTGACTTAGCGGTGGTGCGTGAACCTGAAGGACTTATATTGAGATGATTCCTGTCGTGGACATTTTTGCTGGACCGGGCGGACTCGGGGAAGGGTTCAGCTCCGTCGTTGACGGCAAGAACCGACCCGTCTTCGATATCGCTTTGTCCATCGAAATGGACTCGCACGCCTTCGAGACGCTCAAGCTTCGAACCTTCTATCGCCAGTTTCCAGACGGCGCTCCCTCCGAGTACTACCAGTATCTCAGAGGCGAGATCACCCGCGAAGCGATGTACCAAGCTCACAAGCCCGCAGCAAAGAGATCAGAAGATATTTGCTGGCATGCTCGGCTTGGCCCCAAAGGGGAGACGCCTGATACTGTCCGATCCCGAATCGACAAGGCGCTCAACAATAGTGATCCTTGGGTTCTCATAGGCGGGCCGCCTTGCCAAGCCTATTCCCTCGCGGGCCGATCACGAAACCTCGGTAACCCCAATTACAGCCCAAAGAAGGATGAGAAGCAGCGACTGTATGTGGAGTATCTCCAGATACTCGCCGACCATAGGCCGGCGGCATTCATCATGGAGAATGTCAAGGGGCTTCTGTCCGCTACCTTGGCGAACGAACGCATGTTCCATCGGATTCTGGAGGATCTGAGGCTGCCAGCGAAAGCGCTGGAACGCGATGGCCGTAAGTCACGCTCAGGGGTTACCAAGGGGTATCGCGTCTACTCCCTCGTCGAACGCCTGATGTTCGAAGACGGGGATTTGCAGGGGTCAGTGATTCGCGCTGAGAAGTATGGCGTTCCGCAATCCAGGCACAGAGTGATTCTGCTCGGGATTAGAGATGATCTCGATCATGTGACACCCGGCATACTGACGGAACGTCCAGAGGTGTGCGTATCATCGGTCCTTGACGATCTGCCACGTCTTCGCAGCGGCTTGTCGCGACAAGCTGATTCGGCAGCGGCTTGGCGAGCTTGCCTTCGCTCGCAGAGCAACAGTCGATGGGCCAATGCAGGGACGAGGAAAGCCGATTCTGAATCACTGTCGAAGGTAATAACAAAGACGCTCAGTGAGATTGCCGCCCCGTCTGCGGATCGTGGGGCTGATTTCATCGAGTATGACGCTCGGTGCGCCCATGAATACGATTGGTTCGGCGACTCGAAGATCGGTGGTATCTGCAACCACAAGACACGCGGGCACATGGAGAAGGACCTCTACCGGTACCTCTATGCCGCCTGTTACGCAAAGCTCCATGGCAAGTCGCCGTCACTGAAGCAGTTCCCAACGGACCTTCTGCCGAACCACGCAAGCGTGGACACTGCCTTGGAAGATGGGGGCAACTTCTCAGATCGTTTCCGAGTGCAGGTTGCGACGCGGCCCAGCACAACCGTGGTCTCCCATATCAGCAAAGACGGCCACTACTACATCCATCCTGATCCGAAGCAATGCCGCAGCCTCACGGTCCGCGAGGCTGCTCGACTTCAGACCTTTCCCGACAACTACTACTTCTGCGGTCCTACCACCGCCCAGTATGTCCAAGTCGGCAATGCGGTGCCTCCGTACCTGGCTAAGCAGATCGGTGACATCGTATACGGCGTCCTCTTAAAGGCTGGCGGGGGTGACTGATGGACAAGTTGAGCAAACAGCATCGCAGCTGGAATATGTCCCGCATTCGAGGCCGTGATACGAAGCCAGAGATTGCTGTGCGCTCCCTTCTCCATCGCATGGGATTTCGGTTCCGTCTTCATGCGAAGGATCTGCCCGGACGTCCGGACATCCTGCTTCCGAAGTATCGAACGGCCGTGTTCGTTCATGGCTGTTTCTGGCATCGTCACCCGGACTGCCAGTTTGCTTATCACCCGAAATCTCGGACCGGTTTCTGGGCTCATAAGTTCAAAGCGAACGTCGACCGCGACAAGAAGACTCGTACCGCACTAACTCGGCTTGGCTGGAAGGTGATTGTCGTGTGGGAATGCGAGTTGCGAGACATGGATACTTTGGCAGACCGACTTCACGCGGAACTGACCGACGTGATGGTTGCCTCCAACACTGCATGAACACGGGGTTCGTCATGGCAAGAAGCAGAACTACAGTCGAAGTCATCCCGTCCGCTAAGCGACTTATTCACTCTTTGCGGGATATCGGCTACGACTTCAAGCACGCGGTGGCTGACATAGTCGACAATTCAATTGCCGCACGGGCATCGCAAGTCGCAATCGACATGAGGTTCGATGGCGAGGAGTCGTGGTTGCGCATAGCCGACAATGGTACGGGAATGTCCGGCACAACGATCACGGAGGCAATGCGCTTCGGCACAGAGCGCGAGTACGAGGCCGACGAACTGGGCAAGTTCGGACTGGGGCTGAAGACCGCGTCTCTGTCGCAATGCTTCCGATTCACGGTTGCCTCACGTATCGACAAGAACACTCGTCGCATTGAGGTACGTCAATGGGATTTGGAGCATGTGGAGGCCACCAACAGGTGGGAGATCATCGATGTGCCGGCGTCTGAGCGCCCTGATGAGTTGATCGAGCCGCTCCAGACTTCGACGGGCACGGTCGTGCTGTGGGAGCAATTGGACCGCGTACTTGGGTACAAGATTCCATGGGGAGACCGCGCACGAAACGGGTTCTTCCGACTCGCGGAAGAACTCGATCTCCATCTCGGGATGGTGTTCCATCGCTTCCTGAACGGCGAAGCAAGGCGCAGAAAGAAGCTCAAGATCACAATCAACGGGACGAACGTTGAGGCGTGGGACCCCTTTGCGCGAACCGAAAAAGCGACTATCTCGCTCCCCGACAATCAATTCGAGATCACGAGTGACGATGGGCCTGGGCTCGTCGCCTATCGCCCGTACATTCTGCCCCCACGCGAGCAGTTCTCGTCCCTGAAGGAGTTTGAGCGACTTGCAGGACCTGGCAAGTGGAACTACCAGCAGGGCTTCTACATCTACCGTGCGGACCGGATGATTCAGAGCGGCGGGTGGTCGTATATGAGGACGTCGGATGAACACACGAAACTGGCGCGAGTCGCCCTCGAGTTCATGCCCGACTTGGATTCTGCCTTTGATCTGAATGTCGCCAAGGCGCGAGTGAATCTTCCGGCGAGTCTGAAACAGCAGTTGAAGCCGCATATTGAGCAATTGGCCAAACAGGCTCGCAAGGCGTATACGCCGCCCTCTAAGCCAGGCGCAGGCGGTCCAAGCAGAACTCCAAGTCACACACCATCTCCACAAGCCGGTGGCAACTCGGGCCCTGTACCAGCTGGCGAGCCTCACGTAGCAGACCCATCAGGTATCGCTCCCGCAACTTCGACTCAGAACGGCAGCCAGCCAACGCGAGCGGAGAGTGCTGTAGGACAGCCGCATGCTCAACCACATGTGAACGGTGCGGTTGGAAAGGCCATCGAACGCGCAGCTGAGAAGGCGGGCGAGACGCAGGCGCTGATGCGCATCCGCGAAACGCTGAAGGACCAAGACCCCCAGACCGCGACTGAGATAGGATGGTGATCATGATCGAGAACTATCTACGGGCAGTACGCAGCTTGATCGACACGCTTGGCGTGTCGCTTGATGAAGCAATGGAGATGTCACGTGTTCCGACCGATCTGCGGGAAGACGTGCGCGTTCGCTACGAAGAAGAAACCGCGCTGCCCATCAGACGGGCTAATGTGTTGTCTGGTCAGGGAGGGCCACGCGCCTGGTTTGAGGAATGGGACCCTTCGACGGGGTACTACTGGCGACGCCAGCGTTCCTACCTGATCGATCGCATCGGCTGGAACCAGGCTGCCGTGGGTTCGCTCGATGATGCCACAGATCGAATACTCTCACATCTGGAGGACCCGCGTCCTCAAGGGCCGGGCCAGTTCGATGTGCGGGGACTTGTCATGGGCTACGTTCAGAGCGGCAAGACGGCGAACTTCTGTGCGCTTGCCGCAAAGGCTGCCGATGTTGGCTACAAGCTGATCATCATCTTGTCGGGTATTCACAACTCCCTTCGACTACAGACGCAGCGTCGAATCAATCGTGCATTGGGCCTCGATCCCACAGGTGTACCTGAGCCCGAGCCAGGTCGGCGATGGATCGGGCTGACTACGCCAACGCTGCACGGGGACTTCCGCCCAGGCACCATCGACGCAAATGTTCTTCAGGGCAACGAGCATGTGCTTATGGTGTGCAAGAAGAACGCCTCCGTACTTCGCCGCTTGACCCGGTGGATTGAGAACCGGGCACCCTCTACGTTGCCTGTCCTTGTGATCGACGATGAAGCAGATCAAGCATCGATCAACACCGGTGGCAACCGTGCCCCCGCACAAGAGGAAGTTGACTTGGCCCCCGATGATCTTGGTGACGTCGCGGCTGAGGACGAACTGAATCCTTCAGTAATCAACGGTCTCATCCGGTCGCTGGTGCGTTCGTTCAACAGAGTCTCCTACGTCGCATATACCGCCACACCTTTCGCAAACGTACTTATCAATCACCTTGCGATTGACCGAGAGGTGTTCCAAGATCTCTACCCGCGAGATTTCATCGTTGCTCTGCCGTTGCCCAATAACTACACCGGTGCCGAGCGGTTGTTTGGGCGTGAAGCGCTTCCAGGGGAGCATGACGGCCAGTTTGGGCTGGACGTAATCGACATCGTTCCCGATCACGAAGCTGACCTTCTGACTCCGCGTGGTGAGGATGTAGACCTGTACGATCCCGTCGTCACGCCGTCCTTGCGCGCGGCGATCTTGGATTTCGTGTTGGCTGCCGCTGCTAGAGTGCATCGTGCCAATGAGGATGTCCCTGCGACGATGCTGATCCACACGCACCACCGGAAACCTGTGCAGAATCGCCTTGGGGCATTCCTGCGCGAGTATGTGTCCGAACTTCGCCAGTCATGGCGGTACGACCGTGGATCGATTCGGCCTGAGTTGCTGGCTCGTTGGAATGATCGCTTTCGCCCCGTAACGGTGTCGGTCGATGTCAATCGCGACATGCCATTTGAGACCATCGAAGACAGCCTTGACCGGCTGTTTCGTGACCCGCTTCCGGTGCTTGTGCTCAATTCTGATTCCACAGATGAACTCGATTACGAAGCTGATCCATCTCTGAAGGCAATTGTCGTGGGCGGCAACCGCCTGTCGCGAGGCCTGACCCTTGAGGGATTGCTGGTTAGCTTCTATATCCGCCGCACGGAGTGCTTTGACACGCTGATGCAGATGGGGCGTTGGTTTGGATTCCGCGAGAACTACGTGGACCTCACTCGTATCTGGACCACCGGTGAATTGGCTGGCTGGTTCCGGGATCTGGCGCTTGCCGAGGAAGAACTGAGACGCGAAATATCGCGGTATGAGCGCGAGAACCTGACACCGCTGGATTTCGGCCCGCGTATTCGCAGCCACCCGGCCATGATGATCACGGCCAGGAACAAAATGGGCAGCGCACGGTCGATCAGCCAGAACTACTCGGGATATCTCCTGCAGACGACCGCGTTCAGACTTGATGATCGCCGATGGCTTCAGTCCAACCTAGAAGCGGCCCGGCAACTCGTCACCGAGCTTGGCGAGCCAACGCGCAGTGACAATGCTTCCCAACCTGCATGGATGGGCGTCCCTTGGCAGACTGTGGATGGATTCCTTTCCCGATACCTCTTCGACCCTCAAGGTTCCAACGAGATGGGGGCTATCCGGCAGTACATTCAAGAACAGGTTCAACAGGACGAGCTGGTCGAGTGGTGCGTGTCGGTGAGGGGGAGGAGCTTGCTGGATCAGCAGCTTGGCATTGAGCCAGCGTTGGCATCTGCTGGCTCACCAATCAATCGCATTTCACGCACGCGGCTTCGAAGCGCACCGCACTCAATCGGATCATTGGTCAACCCAGCGACTCTTGGTGGTGCTCCGCGAGCCGGCGATGAAGAAATCGATCTGACGGATGATCAACTGCGGGAGGCACGTGCGAATGCCGCCGCAATCGGAAGTTTTCCGAAGGCCCTGCGTCGTCAGCGTAGCTCGCGAAACGGCCTGTTGCTTCTATATCCCATCAGCCCATACTCCCAACCAAGAACAGAGGAGGGGAACCGGCAGCCACTCTTCGATGACCCTGAACGCGACGGATGCACCGTAATGGGACTGGCGATGGTATTCCCGGAGAGTGACAGCGCAGCAACCATCGAGTACGTGGTCGGCTCAGTTGGTGGCGACAATGGAGGTGGACAATGAACCTCGATGATCTGGAGGTGGCATGGTCCAGTCTTTCTGCACCAGACACATCTGGTGGAATAGCCGGTCGTCGTGCGACTGGCCTGCCGCATGATCGTCCCGTGTATCTTGCCGTGGACGACAAGGGCCACCGGCATCTGCTCGTCCAGGTTCCAGAAGGCACCCCGGCTATAAGCCAGAAGGAAACCCGAAGTCTGCAGGTATCCACGTCTCGATTTGAGGTTGGATCGAATCCCGAATCGCTCTATATCGATCTCGTATGTGTTGATGCATCTCAGAACCCGACTTTCAGTGCCGTGGCTCAAGACCTGATTCGCACGCTGCAGTCATCGCACGGGCCTGTGCGGGATGCGGTGTTGAGCGGCATCGCCCGGTGGCGAGCTTTCTGGAGTAGTCGTTCCACCGGCCTGACAAGGGAGGAGGCGATCGGCCTCTTCGGTGAATTGTGGTTCATGTCGCGATGGCTTGGCCCGGTCAGTTCGTTAATCATCGACCGTTGGCAGGTGACACCCGGAGCCCGGCATGATTTTCAGTGGCTGGCTTCCTCGGTCGAGATAAAGACCGCTGTGAGTTCAGCGGCGGGCGATCCCGTCCACCAGATCTCAAATCTGGATCAGCTTGCTGATCCAGAACACGGAGACCTGTTCCTCTTCAGCCTTCAGGTACGAGACGATGCACTGTCCGCCAATACACTTCATGCACTTGTAGATCGAATCGCTTCGGACCTTGATGAGGACTTTCAAGGCTTAACGACATTCAACGAGAAGCTGGCGATTCGTGGGTACACGCCTGCGGATGCTCAGCATGCAGTTCGTCCCCTCCGCATTCTTGCTGAACGGCTGTACCGTGTCGGCGACGGTTTCCCCCGAATCACTAGGGCGACATTCGCGCCAGCGGGTTTGCCCGTGGGAGTAGGTGAGGTGGGTTACGCTATCGATCTGGCCGCATGCTCTCAGTGGCTGATCGCTGCCTCGCCCACAGATGACGGCGCGAGCGGCTTGATTGATTCTGCCCGGTCATAGCAGGAGGTGCTCCCGATACGGCGGCTGTGTAACCTGGTTACCCGCGCTCGATACTCGTTAACCCGACAACACACTGCCGCGAAGCATCTTACGGATGGCCCACTGTTTGAAACCCGTTCGACTCGGGGAGCTTAGCGGGCGTTCTCGAAGGAGAGCGCCCGTTTTGGTTTACAGCCACGCCGCCGAACCGCCTTCGGCCTCTCTCGCCCTAACCCGTTGCCCGCAAAGCGTTACGACGATTCCGCCGACTTCGGCGGCGCTATCGGTTCGTAGGCGTTGCGTTCGGGGTTCGACTGCAACCTACCGGGTTGCGGTTGGCCGGGCGAAGATCGGCACTCAAACTCTCGCGCTCTCTGCTTAACATGCGACGTTATTTAACACCGTTATCGCACTCGGCGGGCCGAGTGTTTGCTTCGAAACTTCGATACCCAATCGAATGCCGGCTTCGCGCGACGCCCCGCGAACCGAGCGCGCCGGGAAACCTCATCTCGGCCATTGCTACTAATTGGAAATTCATCTTGACAAACGGGGGGGGGGGGTACTGTATATTTGTCGTCAACTATGACATGCCTTCCGTTTGGGGCTGGGGTAACTGCGATGAAGACAGCACACTCGATTCCGGCACGGTGGATACGCCGTTGGTGCGGCATCATCGTCTCGATGGCAATTATGGCGATACTCGCGCATAGCGCCTCGGCCCAACTCGTGCCGACGAATCAGGAAGCTCTCAAACGGGCGATGGAACGCAAACAGCAGGAACGCGAGCAGGCCCAGACCAGCAACACCAACGAAGCCGATGCCGACCAGACGGAACTTCAGAAGAAGCTCGACCGGCAGTCCAAACTCCTGGCCAAAGCATCCGATGCCCTGGCTGAGGCCGAGAAACATATCGCATCCGGCGACCATCGCCATGCGGCCGGCACGTTGATGCAGATTCGCCGCGTGCTACGTGAACCGCGCGTCGCCCACATCGAAGCCATGCTCGGCCGCATCGCCCTGTTGGAGAATCGACCCGACCAGGCCATGCGATTTGTCGAGCCGTGGTCCACCAAGCCCGACGCTTACGAACGCTCCCACTTCGAGGCCCACCTCGTCGCGGGCGATGCCCTGCTGGGCTCCGACGAAGCACAGAAAGCCCTCGTCCTGCTCGACTGGCTGACCGGCGTCGAGACCGAAGCGGCGAACAGGGACTACATCGGCTCGGCCAACGTCGTTCGCGCCGCCGAAGCGACCGGCCGCGCCCTGATCGCCGTCGAACGCTACCGCGATGCCCTCAACGCCTTCAAGTTCGCCCAGAGCTACGCCCGCAGCCAACTCGGCGACTACCTCGGCGAAGAACCACTCAAGACCACCCTCGCCCGCGTGAACGAAAACGCCCGCAAGGCCCAGCGTCTGTGGGACATCGAACGCTACGGCGAAGCGTTCGTCCTGTTCCGCGATGCCGAGACGCTCCGCCGAAACAAAGACAACCACGGCAAAGCCCTGCCGATCTACCAGGACATCATCCAGCGCTGGCCCGATTCACCGTTCGCCGAGGCGTCCCGGCTCTACGAAGCCCTGTGCCTCGTGCAACTGCGCCGCTACGGCCAGGCCGAGACCAAACTCAAGGCGTTCCACGAGTCCGACCCGACCGGCCTGTGGCGCGGCGAAGCCCTCCTGGAACTCGGCCGCATCGCCGTCGAGCGTCGCGTCGATCCCAAACTCGCCGAACAGCACTTCACCAAGCTCGACGAGTGGATCGCCACCGTTCGCAAGGACGATGCACCGTGGGACTACGCCAACCTGATCCCCGGCATCCGTGAAGCGGCGGGCGAGGTCGTCCGTCCCCCGCAATCCGAGAAGTACAAAGACCGCTGGGGCAACATCAAATTCTCTCGGATCGAACCCGGTGAACTGGTCAACCGCAAGACC